GTCGGTGATGGAACCGCCGACGATGTAGCCGTTAGCCGCAAGCAGCCTGATCGCGTCCTCTCGTGAGGTCGCATACTTGTAGATCGCTGCAGGTGTAGGGCGGGCGCCTGTTCGGCGCACCGAGTAGTTCTTGATGTAGCCGCGCCGGCCGACCTTCGTGGCCGTCTCCTTGGCGATCTCGCCACGCTGCTTCGCCAGCTCGCGCTTGATGTACGAGGCGTACCCGCGGCGGGTAGTGCCCTCCGTGGTGAACATGCCTTGCGCGCCGCGCCTGGCGTTGATGACCGCAATGGCGTCAGCGCCGTCCGAGATGGCTTGCTGCTCGGCCTTGTTGACGCCCGTGACCTTGCCCTCTTTGATGAGGTCGTCCGGTGCCCAGCCAAGCTCACCCGTGTGCTCACGCGCCGGGATGTGGTAGCAGTCGCAGCGCGGGTGGCGGGGGAAGCCCTGGTTCCACTTGAACCACTTCCCCGACAGGATCGCGCACCTCGAGCAGCACGGCGGATTGACCATCCGCACCCACCCAACCTGCGGGCGAGCAGCGATGCCAACCCCAGCAGCCTCGCGGCCAGCGTCGGCGATCATCGTATGGACGGCCATGTCCAACCACTGACCGCCCTTGGTCAGCGCGTCCGCGGGGCTCGCGCCCTGCTTCACGCTCTCCTTGCTGCGGACCACGGCACCGTCGAGCAGCGAGTCAAGCGGCCGACCGTCCGACGCAACGCCAGCGAAACCCTCCGGGCGGACCTCGCCCACCGGATCAACCGACTGGCCCAACTCATCCAACACTGCCGGCACCATCAACGCGCCCGCGCGGGCCGCGCCCAGTTGCGCCGAAGCCGTCAACAGCGTCACCCGCGGGCCGACAGTCGCCCACGACGCATCGAAATCCACGCCCATCTTGGACCACTCACGCCGCGTCAACAGCAACGCCGAAACGATGCGCCGCTGTTGATCGACGTACAGGTCAGCCGTTGCTTGCGGAAGCATTGCCAGGAGCCTGAAGCGCGCGAGCCGCACCGAGGATCGGGTCAGCCGAAGCCGCATTAGCGTCCATCTCAGCCATGCGCCTGCGCTGCTCCGACGTGTAACCCATGTCCTCACGGGTCTGCTCAATCGGCACAATCCCCGCCTGGTTCAGCTTTACTGCGGCATCAGCCTTCTGCGCAATCGTCGGAGTCGACGGGTCACGCCACACCGTCTCCAACCGCTTCGCAGCCTCGTCCCATGCCCCAGTCTGGAAACGCAGGACCAGGCGCATCACGTCCTCCCACGCCCCACCAAGGAACGTGTGCTTCCGCTCAACCCGCTTCACCAGCTGCGTCTCGCTCGAGCGGATCGCATCAGCCGACGTCGGGTTGTCCGCAGTGAACGCCAGGTAGTGAGGCGGCAGGGCGAGCTGCTGCGACGCCAACTGCGCCAAAACCTTGATCGTGTTGTGGAACACAGCCAAGTCGCTCTCTTGGAACTGGCCGACGTTGACGTTCTCGTTCTCCGACGACCACAACCGGCCCGCGATCGCAGACCACGACGAAATCGGGTTACCCGCATCGTCAACGAAGTCATCTTCCTTGAGGCCGAACGCCCAGCGGCGCGGCATCGCGTGGAACTCGCCCGACACCATCATGTCGGTAGCCATCTTGTTCGCCGCATCCGCGATCGGGATGATGTCGTGGAACTCAGACACCCCGTTCGGGCGCAGCAGCCGCGGCCGGTTCACCAGCGCAGCCACCGGAGGACGACCAACCTCGTGATCGTCCCGCGAGGTGACCCGCCACTCGCCCTTCTCCCAGACCACGCCAAGCGTGGCCATCGGAAGGTACAACGAACCCAGGCGGTAACCGTTCTCGTCCCACCGCTTCAAAGCCCGCACAATGCGGCGCGTCCGCGGGTCACGCTGCACAGCCACCTGAAACGGCGACTCCACCGAAATCAGCGGCGCATCGTCCGGGGCGTCACCAGCGCCAACGATGACGTACGACCGGCCCAGGATCAGCGACTCAAGGTGGCCCTGCTGCGACTGCTCATCACAGTCGTTCGCCTGCCACACGTCCGCCAAGTTCTGATCGCCTGAGGAGTTGCCCGCGAAGCGGAACGCCTCCACATCCAGGCGGTTCTCATACGCATCCGCGCCGAGCCGGCACCAGTTCAACACCAGTTGCGAGATCCGGCCGCCGAGCTCAGCCTCGAGCGCCGGGGCCATGTACTTCAGCGGCTGCTTGCCCTCGTAGTACGCGTCAGCCCGCAGCATGTCGTCATACGACTCGCCACTCAGCCCGCCGATAAGATCCCGAACCAGACCCGTAACCGTCGGCTCAACAACCGGAGCAGGCAGAACCAACTGGTCGTCATAGCGGTAGCCGCCAACGTCAAAGATCATCAACGCACCACCATTCGTCGTTTCGGTTTCACATCAGTCCAGCCGGCCGCAACCGCGTCAGCGCGGGCCTCATGTGCAAGAACCGACGTCATGGCGATGTCGATCTTCTCCGCGTTCGACGGCTTAGTCAGGATGTACCTGTCCTTACCGTCAGCCTTCTTCCGGGCATTCCCCACATGCGTCCGCGTCAACGCGCACTCATCATGCGACAACCCGCCCGAAGCCAAATCCGTAACCGTCCGCTCGAGCGCCGCAAACATCGGCACGCCCCGGTACGTCGCGAACTCAACGAACACGTCGTCGCCGTACTCCAACGCCCACGACTCAACCTCTGTCTGCCACTTCGGCGGATCGCAATACACCCGCACCAGGCTGTAGCGGTCAGCGATCTCAGCCCACGCAGCGTGAACCTCAGACCGCGGAACCCGCCCATCCCACTCCGCAGGATTCCAAATCGTCGGCCTACTATCCGGCCCATACGTCGGCGTGAACTGGAAACCATCCATCGTCTCCAACCGGATAGCCGTCCAGTCATCCGTCTCAGAGCCGTCAAAGCCCCCACAGACCGACGCACCGTCCAACACCTCACGCGCCACCGTGCGGGACTCCCACAGCCCCTCAGGAAGCCAGGAACCCGCACCACGCACCCGCCGGTTACCAAAGAATCGCTCCGCGTTCGCCGGGTCCGTCTCCAACAGCTCCGCAGCCTCAGCCTCGATGCTGTCCAGATTCACCCACCAAGACCCCTCGTACACGAACTTGTGAATGCGTCGCCGCTCCACCTTGTTCTTGTACGACAGATCAGCCGGCGGCTCCCGGTAGAAGCGGAAGATGTCAGGGCGCAACGACTCAAACGTTGTCTGCGCCACCGACTCCTCAGACGGATCCCAACAGTTCGTCGTCTCAATCGACCGACCCTGCATACCAGCCAAGCCACGCCGCTGAGTCTTCGCGACCTCAGCCATTCCGTTCGTCTTACGCCACAAGCCAGTCTCGTCCTGCAGCACGAACGTCACCGGGTTACCAAGCTTCGTCTTCGCGGACGAGGTCACCACGTCAATGCGACCATCGCCAGGGAGGCGAATGAACTCCTCACCCGTCCGCGTCGCGGCAACCTCAAGGCCACCGCCACGGAACATCGCCTGCAACGGGCGGAACACGTTATCCGTCTGATCCTTCGACAACGCCGTCAACTGGATCAACGGCGACGGCCGCGGAATCCCCATCGGGTCGCCAGGCTCATACTCATACGTCCAACCACAGTCGCAACCATGCTCGGCGCAGTCATAAAAATCACCAGGCTGAGCCCAGCCCGCGAACACCGACGGCCCCACAGCCTCATTCGTGATGATCGCCGCAGACCACGGACCCTTACCCGTCTTCTGCGGCGCCACAATCTGCGACCGGCGGTAATGAAACGACGCAGCCAACACCGGATCAGCAGGGTTCCACACCGCATCCGGCTTCACCCGGTAATGATTCAGCGTGATCCACAACTGCCAATCAGCCATCACATACGGCTTCCCCTTATGGAAACCATCCGGGATGATGCAATGCTGTTCGATCCAATCCCCGACAAGGAACCCCAACGTCGGGAAATCCACCACATACTCAGCCGTCGCTGACATCCTTAACCACCTCGAAGCGAGAGCGGGAGGAACTCCGCTTCGGCGCTTCCTTGGCGGGTGCAGCACGC